CGCTGCGGGTGGGGGTGTCGGGATGGTATACATTCTCACTTTTTTACCTAGTTACTATCATAGCAGAAAAAGACGTGCTATAATAGTAACTAGGTAAAAAAGTGAGAATGTATACCATCCCGACACCCCCACCCGCAGCGGCTATAATCGCGTAAGGGGATTCGCGCCCCCAATAACGGGGTGTAAATCGGTAAATGGTAGCCGACCTGTTTTGGAAACAGGAGCTTAAGCGCACTGGAGATTCGAGTTCTCCCACCCCGACCAATTTTTTAAATGGGCCGGTAGCTCAATGGGAGAGCAGCTTACTTGCAATAAGCGAGATAGGGTTCAAGTCCCTCCGTTGTCCACCAATTTAAGTACGTCAGGCTCCGCGCAGTCGCTACCTGCCGTTCACTAGGGTTGCCAGTCCCGTGAGAGAAACTGGCGAAGATAGGAGTCTATGAGGAAGATTAAGATATAATGAAAACGATTTTTGCTATCGCATTAGTTTTGTTTAGTTTAGCCTCGCCTTTGGGAGCACAAGATACTCCTGCCCTCCCTATTCCGTGGTGCGCTCCTTGGCAACCGTGTACTCCTCCTTGTGTCAAGCAGCTTCTACCAATTCCTACTTGCTACCCCGGCACGCCTTGTGTTCCTTGGCCTGCCCCTTGTGTGAAATAATGAAACTAGCTTTTGCAATAGCGTTGACAATTTTTAGTTTTACTCCAACACTGCCGACAAGTTCTAATATCGTTTGGTGTGCTCCTGCTGGGCCTTGCCCGATTCCTTGCTCTCCATCGGTGACATGGTGCCCTCCCGCAGGCGAATGCCCTACGCAGCCGCCTCCTTGTTAAAACATTGGAATGGTCTAGCGGCTATGATGCTCGTCTCCAAAACGATGCGGCCCGAGTTCGAGTCTCGGTTCCTCTGCCAAGTTTAATCTACGTAATGTCAGTGCAATGCTGACAAAGTGATATCACTGAGAGGGGTCATTCCCCTCTCCTCTTCTGGCCTACAAGCCCACATCTCAATCCTTAAGGATAATCAAATGGCTAATGTTAATAGTTCTAATGGGTTTGTAACCCTTCCCGCACAGTCCGTGACTGGTGCGTTTTCTACTCTTCTAGTTCCCGCAGCATCTGCTCTTTATCAGGGTCTACCTTCTCCCGTGTTTGCTGCCGGTGCTGGCCTGTATGTGAACGTGGCTCCTAACTATCAATCAAGCAACCCGAATGCTTCTTCTCCTACGTATGTCAATGACAGCGTGGATGGTCGTCAGTTCAAGGTTCGTGTGGTTGGTCTAGTTACTGTGGCTGCGTCTTCGACCTTCCAAGTGTCTCTATACCAAGGATCTAGCTCAACGTCTTCAAGCGATACGTTGATTTCGATTTCTAGCTCGTACACCATTACGACTGCTAGCACGATCAACTTCATCTTTGAGAACAACCTAATCTGGGATAGCACGTCGAGCCATCTTAACGGCTGGTTCTTCTCTGATGTGAACAACACCTTTACGGGTGGAGCAGCAATCACTGCTATTACCAACCTATCCGTTACGAACCTTGTGTTCATTCCTTCGTTCACTTTCGGTACTAGCAACGCTGGTAACACTGTGACTGTCAAGGAATTCTTGTTCGAAAACGTCTAAGATAACCCCAACATCGCAAGGGGTCTACTTATTCATTGGGTAGACCCCAACACGAGGAATCATGAAAGAACCTAATCAAAGCCAGAATAATATTTCTGGCATCGTTTAACGGTAAGACTGCTGACTTTGAATCAGCTAATGGGTGTTCAACTCACTCTGCCAGAGCCAATGGGATGTAGCTCAACGGTAGAGCCGCGCACTGTTAATGCGCTGGTTGCAGGTTCGAATCCCGCCGTCCCAGCCAATTTTTTGGAGTCATCCATGCAATTCTTTGGAGCCTTGATCTTGACTGTGTTCGTTCTTGGCTTTCTATATTTGCTGGACATGTATTGGGAACTTAAAGACCTTCGAAGAGATGTTAGAAAAGCTATACAGGATATAGAACGAGTAATGCCTAAGGCAACTCATTCTGTGAAAACAGAAGTCCTAAGCATTCTAAAGCGGCTCAAGTGCTGAGAGTATACATAGATAATTTCACTCCTCCAATATGGGAAGTAGATTCCGGAACCGGAACGCCTTCTCAGAAGTTTGAAACAGTTATAGCAGACGCGGTAGGGATCTTTAGATATGACCTATCCGCAGATAATATTGTTGATCCAAAAGCATGGGTCGAATACCCAGATGGACAACTGAAAGTCATCAATCAGACTGCTCTTATAAGATAAGGAACACATGGCGAATACGTATAATAATCCGATGATTCTAGATACGGATTTTACTAGTTATAGAACAGCCGCCTCTAAGACCATTGGTATCAGAGTTTTGAAGATGACTCTTTCTGTTGGGGGGTCGGCTTCTTCCGCTGGAACTGTTACAATTACTAATCCACAGAACAGTCAAGTGCTTTATCCTTCTGTACCCGTTGCAGCCGCTATACCAGCAAACTCAATTCTAGTAGGTGATAATCCTACAGGTCAAGGGGTAATGTCTTGGCCTGACTTTGGTGTATCTGGTCTAACAGCTACTGGTACTAAACTATACCTTTGGTGGGGTTTGTAATTTGACAACCACATCTCCTTGTGGTATAATGTACTTAATGGAGAATGTATGGCAAAGCTAAGTAAGAAAGCAAAAGAAGAAAAGAAAGAGACACCCAAGGAAGAGTCGAAATTTCATTCCGCAAAGTTCCTGAAGAAGGCTGCTTCTCTAGCGGGAAAGAAGAAGTAAATGGCAGACAAGCATCCCGGCTTTAAAGCCGTAGCAAAAAAGATTGAAAAGTCTGGTTATAGCAAGGAATCCGCTGGAGCGATCCTAGCTAATGCAACTCGCAATGCAAGTGCCAAAGCTAAGAAAGAAAACCCTAAGCTAAAGAAAGTAAAAGGGAAGTAACAATACTTAGACGAAAGTTAAGTAGGACATAGCATTTCCGGAACTGGAAATAGAATGCTCTCACCCTGCTTGGTGTCAGATATGAATGGAATACTGTGTAGCATTGGGCAGCATATCGCGGCCAATGCAGAAGCGTATGGTGTTGGAGCAATTGCCTTTGTTGTCTCGGCGGGTAAGTGTATGCCTAGACCCGGCTCAAGTTTTAGTCTATTAACCCTTTACACATGGTTATACGATACGGTTCAATCAGTTCTTCCCCTCCCCAGATCATCTTCAACAGTAACCCCTACGTTGCCGGCGGACCCGGCCAAGAAATAAAGGAAAATCAAATGAGTCTTTTTTCAAGCATTGCAAACGCTGAGCATACCTTTGCTGCATGGGTCGAGAAGGAATGGACAGCCGTCTATAAGGAAGCTCCTAAGGTCGAGTCGATTCTTGCTGCTACCCTAAAGTATGCTGGCCCTGCTCTACAAACAGTTGTGACTGCTGAAGCTGGTGGTCCTGCCGGTGCGATTGTTGGCAAGGTTCTTGCTGACGCGCAGGCTGGTCTAGTTGCTGCAAGTGGTCTAGTATATGACTTCGGTGCGACACCAACAGTTAGTGGAGTGCTTAGCACTGTCACTACTAATCTATCTGGTCTGCTTGCTGCTGGTCACATTACAAATGCTACCAGTGTGGCAACAGTTAATCGTATCGTGAGTGAGATCAATACAGTTGCTGCTGTGGTTCCGGCAATCGCTGGAGCAATAGCCCCCACTGCATAACAATGGTCCTATACTGGGCAAAAGTCGTTGCACTCTTGGCCGTAGTTGTTTTCCTTGGATTTGGGTCATACTTCGAATGGCAGTTGACTCAATCCAGCAAACAGATTACACAGCAGGCATCGTCTGTGCTCTCGCAGGCAAGCAACTCATTAACGAATCTCGATAAGAATCTTAACCAAATCGGCTCATCAGCTAGTTCAGTTTCTGGAAATATAGGAACACTATCGACTGGTGTTGGGCAAATACTGGTAACTTTAAACAAGCCCTGTATTCCGGCCCCCTGCGGAACTCTTCAAGACGTAGCTAAGACTCTGAATACAATCAGACTTACTGCCGGGAATGTAGATGCAATTGTTAGTCACGAAGATAAAAATCTGACTAACCTAGATGCTCAAGAGACTCAGCTATTTCAGGATACACATACTGTTATAGCAGGATTCACTCCGATTCAGAATAACTTAGATAAGACGATACTTGATATTGATCAGTTCATTATCTCCCCGGATCTTACCGGAACGATACATAATGTAAATACTACCACGGGAAACTTAGCCGCGAGTAGTACAGATTTTCAAAATAAGTTTCATTCCTTTTTGTATCCTCCTCCGTGTAAAGGAATTAGGTGTCACATAGGGGAAGTGATTCAAGGTATAAAATTAGGATCAGAGTTTGCAGAACCAGCCTACTGGGGATACGAACTTTTTACTGCGGTCCACTAAGAAGGTACAAATGGCATCTCCTGAGAAAAGTCTTCGCGGAAAGAAAAAGGGATCATCGTCTAAAAAGAAAAAGGCGTCTCCTAAGAAAAGAATTAAACGTACAGTTGTTGATCATGGCGAAGACGGTAGTCATGTTATCAGCCATCAGTTCGATCAAGGAGATGGTACAGAGCCTACAACTCCGGATTCAATGCACGGAGTATCTGACTCAAGCGGTCTTCTAGCTCATATGCAAGATCAGTTTGGTGGACAACTTCCGGGTGCCGCAGCAGCGGGTCCGGGTGCAGCAGCGGCTCCCCCAGCGGCAGCACAAGCAGGTATGTAATGCCTTATAAATCAAAAGCACAAGCAGCATACTTCAATATTCACAAAAAGGAACTCCAAAAAGAAGGAGTCAATGTGAATGAATGGAACGCAGCTTCCAAGGGAAAGAAACTCCCTAAGAAGGTAAAGAGTGGCAAAGCCAAGTAAACCTGTCAAGAAAACTCCTGAAGTCAAGGTAAAGATTAAGGCTAAGGGAACTCCCGCTCAAGTAAAGAGCGCAATCAAAAATATTGTGAAGTAATGACATTCGATGAACTCATTGAAAAATATGGCGAGGAACCTAATTATGAAACTATTCCCGCTATGGAACTATATGAGGTTCTAGATGGCGAAAGAGAACTCTGGGAAGTTCTTCACAATGATAAAGTATTAGTTGCACACCCGATCTTTAAATCGATCAGACGTAGGGTTGTAACCGACCTATACTTTGCAAATCTGTTCTTTTGGGACGCAAACCCTTTCGGTGGGCCTGATACTCCTATAACAGAAAATAAGATTACTCTGGAATCACACAAGCATCTCATTGATATGTTTGTGAAAAAGAATCCAGACCTATCGGTAGCAAACCAAACAAGCATCAAGAACCGTTTGATTCTGTATCCTCGTGGTACTCAAAAATCTTCGCTTGGTATCTTCGATGTTATTCAATGGGTTTTATTAGACCCCAAGATACGAATCTTGGTTATAAGCGCAGCAGATGATTTAGCTGCCGCTATCGTAGACGAAGTTCGAGGTTTCTTTACAATAAAGGAACCTGTGCCAACTCTGATGAACATGTTCTTTCCAGAGCATTGTTTGCCAGAGAAAGACCTTCCGGCTTCTGGAGAGTTCTCCACACCGGAATGGACTAAACTCCAGATCCGTAGACGTGAACCAACTATCATGTCTAGAGGATTAACAGCCGCAGTCAGTGGATTCCACTTTGAAGTATTCCACGGTGATGACGCTGTTGAAACCCGTAACTCTACTAACGACGAGCAATGTAAGGGCGTTAGAAAAAGATACGGTATTAGCAGAAACACTCTCAGGAAGTTTGGATATACAACTCTTCTAGGTACTAGGTATCATGAAGAAGATCTCTATGGAGATATCATATCCAAAGCAGAGATGGGTGAGTTCTCTAATGAAGAGTTTAGTATATGTGAAAAGAAAACTTCTAACCCCGGTAAAGGCGTAGAGATCCTTATCGGTGCAGAGATGACCATCAAAGCTGACGCTGAGATGGAGATGGTTAAGTATAACGTTCCTAGGCAGTTGTGGTTTAGAAAAGCAGGCAAATATGGTGTAACCCTGCTAATGCCTCACGAATCAACGTATGATGAATGCTTGGTTCGGTATGAAGATGATCCTGAAGCGTATGAAACGCAGAGACGCCAAAACGTCATGCCACCTACGCAGCAGATGTTTACCAGAGAACTGATACTAAAGAATACAGTTAACTGGATGGATCTTCCTCTGTATGGCCGCATCACACACTGTTGGGATCTAAACGGCGGCAAGGGAAAGAAAGACAATGACATGTGCGTGGGCACAGCCTGTCTTTGGGATAGCAATGGCGTAGGTCATATTGTAGATCTTGTTTGTGCTAACTACCCAACTCATGTTTCCATTGCTCAAGCCGTTGTACAGTTTGCAAGAAAGCATCACCCAGACACGATCAGTATTGAAGATAGTTTGGGAATGAGAATGATCGAGCCTACCATCTGGGCGGAAGCCGATAAGACAGGTGATGAGTTCGTAAAACACTTAGTAAGACACATCTATTGGAGGCCAGTAGATACAAGCAAGGATGCGAAGAAAAATAGGATTGCTAGTCTATATCCTCAAGTCCTTTATGGTAAGATAAAGTTTGCGAGTACTCTTCCAGAACGTGAGAGAATGATTACTCAGTTTATCAAGCCGATTACTAAGTCGTCTAAAAACGATATTCCGGATTGCATTGCATTTCAAATGCACTTCCAGCCTCCCGCTCCTCAGAGTAAAGAACAGCGGGATAAAATCGAAGCGGAGATGAGACGCCGCAGAGAGCAAGAAGTTGGGAAGAGTACTTGGGAAATGTTATTTGTTGAGAACCAAGGAATTAATTACCCTCCCATTAATTATGAAGTACCACAAGAAGAAGTAGTCATGCAACCATCTACGCCCTACGCAGAATCGGATGGTCTGGATAATATCCTCGGCTACGGCTTAAACGGCTAGAGACTGTATTAGTCTCAGAAAGTTGATTATGGCACAAGTAGGAATTGCAATTGGTATCCCGTTCGGCGGAAGACTAGTACACCCTAAGTGGGCACTATCTTTCAAGACTCTAGACTTTCCTGTAAATGTTACACAGACTGTAATAAGTGTGGAAGGCAAGGATGTAACTTCGGCTAGAAATGATATTGTTCAAACAGCTATTGAACAGAACTGTAAATACCTTTTCTTTCTAGATGATGATGTTATCATTCCTCGTCCGACGATTCAGGCACTGGGATATCTACTAGATCAATCAGATGACAACACAATGGTTGCCACTGGGATTTATTGTACTAAGACTCACGTACCTGCTCCTGTTATTTATCGTGATGATAATCCGGGAGCGTTCTGGGACTGGCAGCTTAATCAAGTTTTCGAGATTGATGCCTGCGGTGCCGGATGCATGATGATCAACATGAAAGTGTTTGAGAGTCTAGAGGCACCTTACTTCAGAACAACAGAAGAGTACAAGGATGTTAATGGAGAACCTATTCTCCATGCAGTAAGCGAAGACATTTACTTTTGTCGCAGCGTAAGGGCAAAGGGATTTAAAATCAAAGCTCATGGTAGTATAGTCTGCCCACACTATGATGAGATACAGAAGAAGTTCTTCACGCTCCCAGAAGACAGTCTACCTGTCAAGCGAGAAAAGGCGAGGCAGCAAGCTGTAGTTGATGCACAAAATTTAGTTACAAAGGAATAAACAATGGCAGACATGAACAACAATAGCGGTAGCGTGGACGGCACTCTTGTAAAGCCACCTGAGAATATGATGCACCCGCGTGACTACGTTGGGACACCAACTGCTCACGAGCAGACCGAAGGTAAGGGAAAGAATACTATTCTCAAACTCTCGTTGGATCAGGATTTTAACAATGCTTCTCAGGGAACTGGTATTGCTGGCCCCGCAGTTTGGGGTGGCCCTGCCGATAAGAAAGCTACTCAGTCTAGCTCCGAAGCTGGTTCTAAGCAAGCCGATCCATATAGTGTCGATCTAGTTAGTGGTCAGAATAGTTGCTGGAACGGTGGAAGAGTTTCTAGCAAGCAGTAAAGTTGTGTTATAATAGAGATATGAATCAACGATTTACAACGCGAACTACAATGGCTTATCCTTATCGTAAGGATACGTCTGTACTCGTAGCTCAGCGGTAGAGCATCGGCCTGAAAAACCGAGTGTCGTTGGTTCAATCCCAACCGAGTACACCAAGCCTTGGTAGCTCAGTTGGTAGAGCAGCAGTTTTGTAAACTGCATGTCGGGGGTTCGATTCCCTCCCAAGGCTCCAAGTTTGGGGCAGTGGGTGAGTGGTTGATACCAGCAGATTGTAAACCTGCCGTCTTATAGACCCCGGTGGTTCGAATCCATCCTGCCTCACCATAGGAATTATCATGAACTCGTCATCCCAATCCGATAGTAGTTCCAGTTCCGGAAGGTTGGCAGAGTGGTAATGCAACGTCCTGCTAAGACGTAGACCCGAAAGGGTCCATTGGTTCGAATCCAATACCTTCCGCCAACGGAGAGTTGGCAGAGCGGTAATGCGATAGTCTTGAAAACTATTGAAAGTCGGAGATCCCGGCTTACGTGGGTTCGATTCCTACACTCTCCTCCATATTAAATTTAGCGATCAACGGGAGATGCTTTAGAAGCAACCATGTTGGCTACCGGACGCGGTAATAATCGCCAACTCGCTAAAACTTTCACAGCTAGGTAGCTCAGTCCGGTAGAGCAGGAGGCTCATAACCTCTTGGTCGCGGGTTCAAATCCCGCCCCAGCAACCAACCTTAGTTAGGTAATCATGGCACAAATCGCTCCGGGTAATGATAATGCTCCAGTACTTACAGCAGATGTAATTGCCCAGATTCTAAAGACGGGAGAGTGGGCCGAAGATCCTGCGCTTACACTAGTCGTCAGAGATACCTACAGTGCCGAGACAGCTAAAGCAGCCAAGCAATGGATAGCAGGTTGGAATGCAGCATCTATTGTTTATCAGTCTACTACGGTCCCTAAATACTGGGAAGGTACGCAGATTGAACGTGCGAACATACCTTTCTATACAGTAGCCAAAGCTGTTAATAGTCTTACCCCTCAGATTGTAAATGGGTTGTTCTACGATGATCCTCCATTCATCTTTCAACCCAGACCCGGAACTACCCAAGATACTGCGGCAGCTACTTCGAATATTATATCTTTTCAGCTAAAGCAGATCAACTTCAAAGAAGAAGTTCGTCGTGGTGTAATGAATGCCACGCTCTATGGAACTAATATCTGGAAGTGGGGCTGGGATAGTTACAAGTACAAAAGAACTTATTACGCTCGTGAGGAACAACCTGACACAGTTCAGTCTCCAGTTCCCGGAACTGCTAGTATCGAGTTCCACGATCCTGATGCTCCTCTTGTTGAGAAGACAGAAGAGATTCATGTAGAGCAACCAAGATTCGAGAACATCACAAGTATCAAGGATGTTCTTGTTGACCCAACGCTTAGAACCCCTGATATCAGGGAAGGTAAGTTTGTCATCCATAGGATGTACATGACTTACAACGATCTTGAGAAACTGCGTGATCGTCCCGGATATACAATCCCAAGTCGCCAAGAGGTAATGAGTTGGTTCTTACCCCCGGCTGAAGAAGCAATCCCTGCCCTAGATGAACAAACTGGCGTGAATGCTGTATGGGATATGAGATCTAACCCCCGCTGGATGGAAGCTACGGCTGACCCATTCCAGAAGCCTCTAGAAATTCTAGAGCGTTGGGACAAAGAAAAAGTTATTATTGTTGTACAGCAAAAGAAAGTTATCTGTAATGGTCCTAATCCTTACGGTGAAATTCCTTTCTTCTCAGTAAACTGGTGGGATGTACCCGGAGCCTTCTATGGCCTCGGCCTCGCCCGTACAATCGGATCTGAGCAAAGACTACAGCAAGGTATTGTCAACACATGGTTAGATAACACTGCTCTCAACTTAGCTGGAGTTTACACTCGTAAGCGCGGCAAGAGCATTCCTACCCAGAGTATTCGTATCCATCCGGGAAGGGTATTTGAAGTCGATGATAAAGACGACCTTATGCCTCTCACCAGAACTGCGGCAGTTCCTGAAGCGGGAGAACACATCTCTCTTTCCCAGCAACGGGCAGAGCAGAACTCCGGAGCAGGAGAAATTACTTCTCAAGGTGTGGCCGGATCTTCTGGGCATTCTAACCTCGCTCGTACAGCGACAGGTGCTGGTGCCCTCACAGCAGGGCAAGGAATCCAAGTCGGAGAGTTTGTAGAAAAATTCTGCACTCAGGTCTTTCTTCCTTTTATATATCGTGCTCACGTTTTAAATAAGCATCTTCTCCCTTCATCTATTATTGAGAAGAT